CATTTACCCAATATGCTATGCCTTCTGCTCTCGGTTTTCTAAATAATCCGTATCTAGTACCTAAACTTGTACTAAAAGCATCATTACTCTCGTATAGATTCAATATAAAGTCTTTATCCGATAGTACTGCTTCTTTTGTCGAAGCCCAATTATATTGTGCTTGAAATTCTGCATACCAGTCATCCCAAGTATATGTTACTCCTGATCCGCTTCCGGTACCAATTAAATATGTTTTGTTAGGCGTTAGAGATCTTGATGAATCAGTTTCTGTGCCGTTTGCTTGTATCCATGCTATTGGCACTGTACTGTAATTTACGCTACTCCAGAATACATTTTCCCAAGCAGTTCCATTTTTATTGTGTACACGTATGTACTCATCTGTCCAATATGCGATACCGGCAGCATCAGGTAATCTAAACAGTCCATACCTAGTACCCCAATTTTGTGTTTGATACTGATTGTTTGAATTATAATATGGATATACAAAATCAAAACCTTCTAGTGCATCTTCTTTAGATATTCCGTTTAAGTAGGAGGTTCTAAATTCGTTGTACCAGTCATCTAAGCTGTAAGTTCCGTCTGATAGATCTTCACGTTGAATACCCGATATAGTAAATGGCACTTGTGTACCATTTGTTACATTTGTGGTTGTAAGTATGAAACTAACAGTGCCGCCTTCGTTTATACTTGTTGAACTAGGAGTAACTATATATGTTGCTGCTCCTGATTCTGCACTACTGTCATTAATTAAAACAGATGTTCGTGCTAGATTATTATCTAATGCAAGTTCAAAAGTTTCTACACCTTCTGTTGCAAAATCAGCTACAACTGCAAAAGTTTCTATTCCTATGCCATTGTTGTCAATGGTAAAATTGCCAGATAAACTACCTGACACTAAATCAGCAGCACTAATGCCAGTGATAGTATATGGCACTGTACTTCCTGTAGGAACATTAAATGTGCTTAGTGTAATAGTAAATGCAGATCCTTCATTTACAGCAGATACACTTGGAGTCAATACATATGTAGGTCCACTTGTCGGTGTCTGGCCTGTTAGATCAACATTTGTGAATACACCAGGAGAAGGAACACTTACATCTCCTGTGGCTCTAAATAGTGTAATTAAACTTCTTAATGTCCCGTCAACATTATTATCCACATTGTTATCGCCAACAACATCATTAAATTCAATTCTAAATGATATTTGAGTTTCACTTACTGCTCTTGCTTTTACTAAAAAGATATTTCCTGCATATACACCGCTGTAAGATCCTGCGCCAATTTTTGTGTATATGGTTTGATACGAACTAGTTAAGCCAAAATTACCTATATTAGTTCCGCTTCCGGAAGATGCGGCAGTTGCAAGACTGTTAAATCTTACTATACCTACTTCGTTTGTCAACGCCGCCCAATCTAAACCCTTAGGAGTACTAGCATTTGTATTAGATGGATCAATTCTAATTTCGCCGCCTGTATTAAAATAGTGACGTCTTGCATCACTACTGCCAAAAGTAACAGTAAACTCGTGAAATATTAAACCATTCCAAGTACTTGTTCTTGTCGAAGTGACTGCTGTTTGAGAGCTTGCTTGGCTAGGATGAACATTACTTTTGTCGGTTTCGACTTTACGCATTAATGACTCAAAATCTGATATACCCTTTTTTGTTCCTTCGGGGTCAGCTGACTCTAGTCCTTGATCATTAATTATAAATGAAGTTTCGTCTGCAACTACGTTTTGATTTTCTAATACAATTTGTATTTCTGTAACACTAGGATCACTTGGACCAACTTGATGAATCCTAGCTTTTATAATATCAACATATAAATTATTTAGATTATCAGCATCAATTAAATCTCCGGGTAACACTTGAGAACTTTGTATAAGCTGTCCATACCCGGTTGTACCGGAGCCATTACCTAAAATTAGTTCAATCCTTGATTGTAGGTTATTAATTCTTGCTGCGGTAACTTCTGCCATGACGATCCCTTATACCTTTAGAACACATTCTACTAGTTTTTCACCCTCGTCAAAGTTGTTCTCTAATGCAATGCCAACAACTGAACCTCCATTAATTGCTGTACTTGCACAACCATTGTCGTCAACATATACAGCATCGCCTTTTGCAACTGGTCCAATTACTCTTACAGGCAATCGTCCTTTTAAACCAATGTATTGTCCGGCAGCTTCACTATTCATCATAAATGCAGGGTCAGTAGATACAACTCCGATAGCTGTACAACCTTTAGACACTGCTTCAACTTCATGGTCTGTATGGTCGCATACACAAACTACAGTTCCTGCTTTTAACTCTTCGCCAGTTGTATATTTTTCTGCTAAATCAGCATACCTTGCTTGAGTAGCAGTACCTTGGAATAAATTTGCTGACAAGTTACCTGTTGCATCACGAACCGCCACTGTATTGTTAGATGTTCCTACAGATGCTGTTCTATAATTGCCGGATCCATCATTTAAGGAAGCAGCTTTCGTTGCAACTCCAACAAAACTACTTGCATATATATCATTCCAAGTTAAAGATGCACTACCTAGATCGTAGGTATTGTTAGTAGAAGGATTCAAACCTGAGCTAGTAAGTGTAGCAATGTGTGTTTCTACGCCGCCGCTATCTGTTGCTTTAAATTTAATCTTACTATTCAAGCCTGTGATATTTGAAATGACAGCTTCGGTTCCATTTTCTACAAGTATCTTTAAATCTTGGCTATCACCTACACGTATACCTGCATCTGGAAATGATACCAAAGTTGTAAATGTTGGATTAGAAGTTTGTACAAACTGATTTGCAGCTAATCCTTGCAACCTGTCAGAATCAAGGGCAGTTCCTCCAAAACTGTGGCGTCCAGTTGTAAATGGAGTATAAGAAACTACCGAATAATTTGGCACAGTGATACCTTTATAAATGGTACTATATCCTGCATCAATTAAAGATGTTTCGCTTGCATTTAACACAAAATAGTCAAAGCTAATTATAGAAACAACGTTATCGTTTACTGTTGCTGCAATTATGCTTCTAGTCGCTCCGCCGTTATCTAACACTTCACGACTTTGCATTTGTGTAACACCTTCGCCTGCGTTTTGTGGGCCTATTAAAACAAAAGCAGTGCCATTGTAAACATATAATTGGTCGTTGGTATTATCCCACCAAAAATCACCGTCTGTAAGTCCTGCAGGTTCGTCCGCGCCAACTTCAGCGCCGCCTGTAGTTCTCCACTGTGTGCCGTCGTAAAATTTTAATTTACTATTACCGCTATCAAACCAAACCTGGCCGCTTATAGGCCTAGATGGTTGATTTGCACCGCTAAAATTTTCTAACAAAAACAGGAAGTTTTCGTTTTGTATTTCACCGTAACCGGCATAGTTTTTTCCGATAAATTTAAGATCTGTTGTTTGATCTACTGTACCGTCTTCTACTGTTGTTAACAGTGTATTATTATATCTATCAATTTGATACGCCATTTTTGTCAAGCCCCTAAGTAATATACTTATTTATTCAATTATGGATATGCAGTGTCACTAACAAAATTCCATGCAGCACCATCTGAAGAAAAAGTAATAAGTTGTCTAGATGGCGAAAGTGTAGCACTACCAGATGCAGTAGTATTTGCTACAATATCTTGTACAACTGCTCCTGTGCCGCCGCCTGCTAGATCAACTTCTATAAATGATTTTTGTAAAACTCCTGTATTGTTGTCCGCAACCGATACGTTGATACCGCTAACAGTAGCACCAGAATAAGATGTTGCGTGTATTTTAGCTGATTTACCCGCATTTTCTACTGCGGCAGGATATAAATCATCTAAGTATGCAATTAAATTAGAATATAGTGTTGCGCCTGTACCCAACCCTGTAATATCCATAGAAAACACAATCGGTTCAGTAGCAATTTGATTGTCTACATAAAACTTTGTAGCTGCATCTTGGTTTTGTGTAGGATCAGCCAACCCTGTGATTTTTTGACTATCTGTAACATGAATATCGCCAGCACCGGTAATTAAAATTCCTCTGCCATCGATATCTACATCATTTGCTATAAAATTAAGTGTAGTTGCACTTTGTAAAGTATTATTAACTGTGATTGTGCCATCAACTTCTAGAGAAATCAGTGTGCCTATCCTAGTTAGACCAAGTGCAGTATCGATACTAGGATCAATAGTTGTATTGGTAATTTTGTCTATACCGCCAATTTTATAAGTTGAACCGGTAGAAGTTAAATTTAGATTTGAATTAGATGTCCATGCATTATTTGCATTAACCCACGTAAATGTTTTGTTTGTAGTACTAGCTAATACTGTTAATCCTGCGCCGTCAACTGCTGTATCATCGCCATATGAACCGCCTTTCACATGTGCAAGATCAATATTTTTATCCTCAACTAGAAGTGTTGTTGTTTCAACGGTAGTTGTATCGCCTTCAACAACTAAATCTCCAGTTATTCTAAGATCACCGTTTACATCTAGAGTGTACTGTGGTGTATTTGTAAAAATGCCTACTCGTTCGGTTGATGCATCTATATACAACGCATCAACAATAACTGCGCCGGATGGTGTGGTTCTAACACGCAAACTAATATCATTATCTAATAACTGATTTTCAAAATAAAATCTCGGTCCAACAACTTTTTGAACATGATTTTGTGATAAACCAACTGTTAAACCACCTGAGTTTTGAATTGTTAATGTACCAACAGTTACTCCATTAGCATCTGAAGGTAAAAACTGGTCGGCTGTTCTAGTAACTCCTGCACCTGTAATAAGAGCATTAGCACCACTAGCAGTTCCATAAAATCTAAAATTAGCACTATCAATTACATTTATGCCTTCATTTATTATACCATTTGGATTGTCTTCTGTTACTAAACCTAAAATCCTCTGACTATAAACGGGCGTAAATGTTAAACTACTTAGCACAGCAACTAGTTCGCCAGCAATATATAAATTTGCTAGTGTTCTTGATCTAGATTGAGTATCGAGTATGCTTTCGATTTTAAATCCACTTACACCTTGTGATTCTGTATATTGTGGTCCAACTAAAATTAAATCATTGCCGTCGAATGCATAAAGTTGATTTTTTAAGTTATCTATCCACAAATCGCCTGCAACCATTTGCGGTCTAGTATTTTGCACATACGGACCGCCGCTTGCTTTCCATGTAGTGCCGTCATAAATTTTTAATCTTTCATCCGACCTGTCATACCATAGTTGACCTACTAAAGGGTTGCTAGGAGCAGAAGTGTTAGCAAAATTTTCTAATAATTTAATAAAATTTTCATTAAAAAATTCTCCATATCCGGAATAATTTCTACCAACTAAAACAAGATTAGTAGACGAATTGTCAATTTGTCCATCAATTAATTCAGTAAGTAATGTTCCGTCTGTTTTGTTTAGTTGATAACTCACTTTATTCTCCAGTATAAATTATGTAGTTTACAGATAAAAATGGATTCATAGTTTCTATTGGTTGATTGAGATCTCCTGTAGTTTTTACGCCGCCGCTAGCAGGAAATGCTTGAGTGCCTCCCGTACCTGGATCTATTGTAAATGTAATTGCTTCTTCATCAACTGGTTCGCCGGCGCCTACACGCAATCCATAATATTGCGTTCCCGATGGCGCTTCCATATCATGTTCATGTTCGGGTAAATTATCTGTGTTGATTGTGCGTGATTCACTGCCAGCATTTCCGCCTATTGCATCCGCTGCAATATCAGTTACCCTATTAGCAGGCTGTCCGCCCATATTGTCTAAACCTAATGCAAATCTTCCGCGTAAATCCGGAAGCGCAAAACTGTTTACTCCTTCATCTGATAATAACGACGAATCTTTAAAATTAAATCCAATTGCGTTAAACAATGTTGTATAATCTGATTTTAGAACCTCGCTGCCATCACAAAACAACCATCCTTCAGGAGCGTTTATACCCCCATATGGCATAATTGATCCTGGTGGAACTAAAGGAATAGTTTTAAGAAAGTTTCTTTTTGATATCCTATATACGCCAGTTGACCCGGTTTTTACATTTAATAATAATTCATCTGCATTTGACGCATCAAATGTTAGATCTTTGTTAGCAATAAAACTGTTGGCAACCTGTATATTGAAAGTTTTACTAGTGCCGCCTGTTTGACCATCAAATTCAAAACTATTATTTTCTACATCGCCTGATACAGAAAATGTAGTTGCACTTGATAGTCTATCTGCAGAACCTGCCCGACCAGTGACTGTACCACTCACATTACCTTGTACATTACCTATAAAAGTATTGGCAAAAATTTGATCATACTTATTATTTGTTGTTCCTACATTTCTTGTGCCAGATGAATCAGGAGCAATATTTCCTGTTTGTAATATTCCTCCTATGTCTACATTGCCGCCAACATATAAATCTAAAGCAATGCCGGCGCCGCCGCTGGTTATTATAGAACCGCTGTTTATGCTTGTGCTATTATTAGCACTAGTTACGTTCAGTATACCGGATTCAGGCTTACCTTCTCTAGGTGCTATTGTAATGTCGCCTTTTACATCTAATTCTGTTTCAGGGGCAGTGGTATTAATTCCAACAAAGCCCTCAGAATCTAGTCGCATCACCGTAGGTAATCCAGTAGATGTTTTTAATCTAAAGTCAATATTAGACCCTACAATGTTTTGTTGCAAAATTACTGCTTCATTTTCTACAGCAATCTTTAATTGATTTCCCGAACCTACTGATAAACCTTCATCATTTTTTACTATCAAAGGAAAACTTGTTTGGCTTTGGGCATTTCCTCTAAGGAAATTTATTGCAGGCACAACTTCTTCACCCACAATAAGTGCCTCTGCTTTTTCAGCTATGCCATTATATTTTAAAGTGTCATTAACTAAAGGCTGATTTGTAATATTCATACCTGCCTTTATACCTTGTCTAAAACCCGGAATTACTGTTTTAGGAACAAAATCGCTGTCTGATATAATTATTGCAGGTTTATCTTTAATTTTTACAGTCAATACTGAATAAACACTATCATTTGATCCTATAATGTTTTCAGATTGAGTTCCTGTTAAAAGTCCATCACTAAATTCTGGACCAACTAAAACCCATCCTGTACCTGTGAACAAATATAATTGCTGACTTTCTGTGTTTACCCACAAATCGCCTGCTATACTGTTAGATACTTCTGGTTGTGAAGGAGATTTTTTAAGTCCTCCACTGGCTGTCCAGGTTGTACCGTCATAAACTTTCAGTTGATTTACACTTTCAGAACTATCATACCAAAGCTGTCCTTCTACTGGACGCTCCGGAGCACTACTATTTGCAAAATTTTCTAATAGGTGTAAAAAGTTTTCTGCAATAGCTTGTCCATATGAAGTAACATTACGTCCAGGTATAGTTAAGCTAGTCTCATCATTTAGAGTAGCATCTTCTACTATAATTGTTCCTTTGTTTACAACATCTGTATAACTAATTTGGTATGCCATATTTTTATCCTGTCAAACTCTGTACTCTAACTGTGTAATCAATTTGTATCAAGCGGTTAAGTGACTTTTGCACAGGATGGAAAATAACATGAGTAATCAGTCTGCCAGTGCCATCAGGACTATAACTTTTCAAACCTAATTCATCAAATACATAAACATCATTTGTGTTGCTTGCTGTATCGAAAGCTTGTTGTCCGTCTGGTTCTCCGTAGTCTAATAAACAGCTTACAAGAATATCAGTATAGTTTGTACCGCTTAAATGTCTTGTTTCAATTTTATTTCTTGTAGGATCTGTATTGTTTACACTAGAATCATCTACAACTTTAGTATAAGTTTGATTGTAAAGTGCTGCATTTGTTCCTGTAGAATTAGGAGTAAGGTAAGTAATTATGCCTGTAGGATCAATGTTTGTTCCGCCATTACCAAAACTCATCTCGTATATAAATCCTTCACCTGCATTTGCAAGGCTTTCAGCTAATGCAATACTCATGTTTTCATAATGGATTGCATTCCTTTTATTCACATAAACTTCTTGGGAAGTTGGGTCAAATATTTTAATATGACCTTGTACTAATATTCCATGATTTTCTTGCATTATACTATCCAAATTATCCTATACTGTATTTATTAAGGTTGTTCATATGTACCAGCACGTAAGAATCTTGCTATTGAATTTTGTGAATTTCCTAGCATTTCATTGTCTTTAGTCCATACTTGTCCTTGTCTTTTTATTACTGTAATTCTTGAATTTTCTTGTGGAACATTCAACAACGTTATTGTGTTATTAACTGTATCAACACTAAATTCTGCTGGTAAAATTATGTCTCCTTCAGGACTAGTTAAAGCTTTTGTTTGATCAAATACAGCTATTTCATTTTTCCTTAAACGTTTGCCAGCAGCAAATACTTCAATTTCATTAATACTATCTATATTGTACCCTATCGTAAACGTAGTGCTTACTCCATCCGCAGTTAAATTTGCAACTAAATTTTGATCTTTGTAAGGCACAGTTTTATCTTTATTTTGATTAAACACTTTTTGGCCAGCAACATGAACTTCTGGCACACCTGTACCTAGTGTACCTCTTCTTATCTGGCGCAATGTATTTTGTTCTTTGACAAAATATTCTATTCTTTCGCCATTAATAAAAATAATTCCTGGAAGATTTTTTCCTTTATCAGGTGTTGGTAAATCTTCTCCGTTTTGCACTTCTATTCTAAGGTCGTTATATGCCAAATCTTGGGCTAATACTGTAGAATGTGCATCTAATCTCTTGTAGTGTGTTCTGTTAAGAACATCTTTAAACTGTCTATATGCGAATCCTTCTACTGTAAGATCTGCTGTAAAATGAATTATTTCTATCGTATCATTTTCGTTAGGAATATTTACTAGTCTTAATCTCATTCTGTCATCAGTAATAAAATAATCCACACTAGGTGTTAATAACTCTCCATTTTTGTTAACCCAAACATATTGTGCATCAATAGCAGGAGCTCTTAATTGTATTTCGCCTGCAGTTAGTCTAAGATACGTGCTTAATTCGGTATCGGTAATAAGTGTTTCTCTTTTTACCACATCATATTGTATTTTTTCTATTTCTTTTAAATTGTGGTTACTAAATTGTGTAACATAAATGGTTGCATTATTGCTAGGAATATCTTTAAGTGTAATTTGGTTTCCACTAATAGTGTATTCACTCTCTGCTATATTGTAAATTTCAATCGTGTCCCCTGGTTGTCCATACTCGTCTCCTAATATGATAGAACTATTAGAAATATCTAAACGCCATTCTGTTGGTGTAAAAATTTGTTCTCCGTTTAAGAAGACTAACATAGTTTGCGCATCTAACGATCCTGCTGGCTGTTGGAATAATTCTAACTGATATTCTCTTTGGTTGTTTTCAGGTATAACAAATTTCTTACTATACCCGCTGTTAAGAACTTTTTGATCAACTCTAACAATAGTATTATGTTCTGTAGGAAGTGCATAAAACGGCGCTTGTCCTAATGTAAATGTTTGTTGACCGCTTGTTGCTACAAATTCGTCAGTAACAATTTGACTGTAATTAACAGTTTGGTTATCTGATAATATTGTGTAATTTAATGTTTGGCCAAGTGTTGCTGGCTCAGTAAGTCTAAATGCTATTCTATTGTCGTCTTCAACAACTGTTGAATAATTAAATAGATTTATTTCTTGTACATCACCATTTAGAGTAACACTTAGAGCAATGTTGTCATTGTATTCGTAATCTATAACAAAATCATATTGCTCTTGCTGTGTTATCAGTAATTCGCCACTGTCTATTATATTGGTAGAAGTTGTTTCTTCTTGCAGTACAATAGATAGAGTTTTTTGAGGTTCAACATCCAACGTCAACTGTTTTGCTGTCCAGTTTACATTGAATTCTGATTTATCTAATAATCTGCCATCATATTTTACAAGTATACTATCTATGGTTCCTGGTAGTATATCAAAATTGTAAGTAAAGGTTTCGGTATTTGGTGGTATTCTAAAGTTTTTACAAATTATTAATCCTTGATTACCAGATTTTCTTGTATAAACTTTTAAATCTAATGTGTCAAATACAGATCCTGGCACTAATTCTTCTGTTTTTGCTCTAGAAGTAGAAACAAACAAATCACCGTCTGTAATTATTTCTTCTGCATTTATACCTGCTGCTGTAGTATATGCTAAATCTCCACCTTGTAAAGCACTATCATAACTGTCTAGATCAGGAACGACACTACCGTCACTTGTAATTTTTCTTACAATTAAAATGTCTCCGTCATTTAGAGTTATTCCTAAATTTTGTGTTTCGATAATTTTAGTTGTGCCATCACCTGTAATGCTATTAACTATTGCATAAGAATTTGTATATGTACCTTCATCAAAATTAGGATCGTCTATTCTTACACCGTTTTTATATAAATTATAAACTATATCTTTTTCAAGAGGGTTTCTGAGTTCTACAGCAATTGTAGAGCCATCAGATACAAAAATTTCATCCTCAAAAGTATTTTCATATATGTCCCACGCATCTGTGTACCACGGCTGACTATCCCAGCCGCTAGGTCCGCCGAAATCAAAACTCTTAACTTCAACGCCGCCATAATCTATGCCTGTCATCAATTGATTTAGGTCTTTACCGAACATATTGTCTGCAGGATTGTATGCAAATTTTATTCTATCTGCAGCATCTAATAAACTTAATGGTTTATAATATTCTATCCTGACTACAGCAGTTGATACAGGCGGTGTGACAAATGTAATTCTGCCTTGCTGGTAAGTATAATCTTTTACTTTTTCAATGTTACTAGCAGTATAAGTGCTTCGCAACATTTCTTGATTATTTACAAATACTTTGATTTTATTTTTATTTAAATCTAACGGCCATTTAAGATCAAAATTAACATCAATACCCGAACTTGTGAAGGTTTCGCTTAGGAACAAATCTTCAACAAAGTAATCTCCAGAAACTCTATCAAACTTTACCCTTATACTAGGTGTTCTAACTAAACTTTTTCCTAAGATTGCAAATGCAGTTGCAGTTTCACCATCATCAGTTTGTGCTCCTTCTAGTCTAATCTTAGGAGGATTTATAAACATGCCGCCTGGATTACGGACTATAATTTTTGTAACTTTACCATATCCAATAAACGCTTCTGCTTCTGCTCCAGAATTATTATCTTCAATAATAACTTTGGGTGGGAATATATAGCCAGATCCAGCATTTTTTATTTTTATTTCAGATATTTGAGCGCCAATATTATCTAAGAAGAATTTGCGAGGATATTCATCTAGAACATTGTCAACTTTTATAAGTGTATTTTGACTTACTGTAGATTTAAGTGTTTCTATTTGGTCAGTGACGTTGTTATAAAATGGTCCGGCGTCAAAGTCTGTAACTGCCGTATTTGTAGGTTCTATTCTATTATGTTTTGTAACAAACTCCCGTATTTTACTGCTATAAGGTTTTACTTCTTCTACATAATCTCTAAAATACAATAAATTATCATTCCTAAATGTTGCAGGCTGGTCTAAATCTCCTACATTATGATTTATTTTAATAAAACTAGTCTTAAATGCCCAGTCTATTGTAGATTGTTCAGCTACTGCATAACGCAAACCGCAGAAGAATAGATTTGTATATTCATAAGCAAGATTATTTACAAATATGTTATCTCTTAATGTTTCAAATATTATTCTTAATTCTCTAGCAGGATTGTTGTCAAATAGCACACTGTCGAAACTTCTGTTATCGTATCCAACTGTTGTAGTTACATTATCATACAAATTAGACAAAAATTCTATAGTTCCTTTTTCTCGTCCTATTGTTTCATAATCTATAGAATAATCTTCACTATTACTAGAACCAATTCTTTTTAATAGCAACCATCCTGATCCGCCAATATTTTTAATTTTAACTACACTATTAAATTCTGGATTGATTGTTTGTAATTGATAGGAAGCATCAATTTCGTAATTTACATTTGTAAATTGATTATATCCTGGTGCATACCAATCTTTGTACTCCCAATATTTTGTCACATCAAATCCTTGACTTAGACGACGGAACCAATTTTTTTGTATTTCATTGTATCCGTATACACTCCATATATTATTTGCAGTAGAATCTGATTGTACAAGTACACTAAACCTACGTACAGTGATACTTGTATCGGGACCATAACCAGATCCTTGAGAAACAATTTTAGCAGCCGTAACATTGCCTAAACTATTAATTGTAAGTTCTATTTGCGCACCTGTTCCTTTGCCACGTAATTCTAAAGAAGGTGGAACTTTATATCCTCTACCAGGTGAGGTTATATCGACTCTTATTATTTTTCCATTTGAAATAATTGGCTGTAATTGTGCTTGTGTAACATTGTTAGTGCTTACAAACTCTAATTCTTCAAAAGTATCTACAGTTATATCATATTCTCTTGATACTATACTAGGAGCTTTATCAGTCATTAGTAAATTAGAAATATCGTAATCATCAACTATTAGTAGCTCTTCAAACTTCAAATTTATTCTTTCTATTGTTTGCTTTAGTGCTTCTATTCTATTCACAAACATAGATTGTCTAGGCTGGTTTAATATACCATACTTTTGTTTTCTTGGTAAATTAATATCAGGAACAGGCCTATTATTTGTATCAAATCCTATTAAGCTATCAAACCATTTACGCTCAATATCTTTATCTAATTTAGAGTTACTATCTCCTTCTGATAATAATTTGAACTCAATATGTTCATTTGAATCTTTCGTAGGATTGGATTTATATTTGATATTAAGAACAACATCATTACTCAATATTAAATTATCAAAATTGTTTAAAATTATTCTGTTTTGACCAGTGAAACTAATATATCTATATCCAGTTTCTCTAGGTGTTCGTATTAAAGACTCGATGTCAAAAATACTTACTGTTCTATTTTTAATTGGAGGTATAGTTCTTTTATTTCTTACCCAAAAGTAATACTTAGTAGAGAAAACCCTTGCTACTTCGTCATAAATTAATTTAGAGCTAAATTTACTGTCTCCGTAGAGAGGTTGACCGCTAATACCAATCTTAATTCCTTCGTCTGTGTCTGCAAGTTTTGAATATTGACTTGGTAAGTAATCAGTTTCTATCCATTCATAAACATCTATAGATGCTCCTTCAGTTAATTTTGACCATGTGTTCTTTTGTTCAAGAATTGTTCCTTGATATGGATAATCAAATCTTGCAGTGCTTATATCCCACCAAACTTGTCCTACGTATTCGTCAAACCATGTTTGGTCTAAATCAAACTCTCGTTCAGTAGTGCTGCCAACATTATAATATGCAGGATCTTTATCAGTTTTGTATGTTATGTTTGCTTCTGCAACTCCTGCTATTTTTCCTTGAATTGGATCTATATAATCAACATAAGAAATAATCCTATTTTCCTTTGTATTATATAGATACACTCCTTCTATTAATTCTAAATCTACTGGAGGAACAATTTGTTTGTAAGTATTCCATGCTTTTTTTCCTTTTGGTTTTCTGTAATCTACTAGAATACCTTTTTCAGTTTCTAAACTATAAAATGGAATGCCTACATAAACGTGATTATTTTTTGCAAGTAAATTGCGTCCAAATTCTGCTGTAGTGTTATCAAATCTAAACTTCTCGCTGTATATATAAGAGCCATTTAGGTTTTCATAAACATATACAACACCGGTATCTATTTTTATATTCCTAAATTCAGTAAATCCAAGGTCGAAAGTAGTTCCATTATTATCAAATGTAGTTGGAATCGTTTGGTCACCATTTATACTTGTTATTAATAAATTTTCATTAGTAAAACCAATTTCGTATCCAAAGTTTTCTGCAACTTCTCCTTGTGGGCTATATAAAACTTGTGGCTGTTGTGCAGAGAAAGATCCGTTATTCTGATTGTATACTAACACCGCCCCTTGTCTATATTTTTTTGTGTTATCATTTAACACACTTATTACTATTTGCTTTCCATCAGGACTTATAGCTACTTTGTGTGCCCAATTTGTTTTATCTATAAAAATATCAGGAGTAGCATTTGGATTTAATGTTCTAGTACCTGTAAGCGGTGTAGCAATTTCGCCTTCTGCATCTCTATAAATCCAGTTGCCGTCTACATCTGTTTCAAATTTATCTAAATCGTGATCTTGTAATTCAAATCCGCTTAAAGGTGCTGAAATAGTTTCGTACAATTTATATTTGTTATCTTCTTTTCTATAGATTGCTATTTTTTTGTTAGTTGTACTATCAGAAGATTCTAGAAGCGCAGTCACAACTAACACTTCTCCATTTTCACTTACATCGAAACTTTCACTAAATTCAATTATATTTTCACTTGGGTCGAAAACATCTTCGCCTAATAGATTATTACCAGTCAAGTTGGGTAAGTATCCTAAATAATCTATGTTACTTGAAATTTGTTCCCATAAACTTTCAGAAAACGCTGTTCCTGCTGCAATATTTGTTCTAGCTACATAGAACAAATTATTATATAAAACTATAGACCCTACTGCATAACCATATGTGTTATCCCAGTTTCCTCTATAATTTTCGTCTACACCGTATCTCCAACTAATATTATTCCAAACAACAGGATTTAAAATATTTAATTGTATACCTTCGTCTGTATCTTTGTTTGCAACGTAAAATTTATCTTTATATAAAACAATGTCACCTTCTTGGTATACAGTGGCTTGATATTCTCCTTTAAATCTTTCATTATCAGTTGGGCCATGAGTAAAGACTTCTATGCTACCAGGGTCAAACCTTGTAGAAGAATTTAAATCTCCTTTAGATCCAACTAATAGATGATAGGTATTTCCAAATTTTCTAATTTTAACCTGATCACCGAATTTTCTTTCATTTTGTTTATACTGGCTGGTTAAGATATTGTCAAATTCGTATATACCATTAGGCTGTCGTCTATAAATGACTACAACGCCTTCGTTGACCAATCCACTCGAAGTTCCCCTAATATTTGCTGGAATATTATATATTTGAGACCAGTCCTTGTTCAAACTATTAGGGGCATTTGCTGCTCTAGCAATGCCGCCTTCTGTGGTTTCATCAAAGAAGTAATATT